GATTAGTTGTTCCAACAATAAGTATTGCACTGATTGCAGCATTTAATGTTTGTAAATTAACTGCATCTTGTGCACCAACAGCATTACCTACATTAATAATTCTATGGTTATTAACATCAACATTGCCAGTTCCGTTAGGATTAAGAAGTATATTCCCGTTAGTATTATTACTTTGTAATGTGTTACCTATTAACTCTAAATTACCAGCTGTCAAAGAGGTAGAAATTATAACAGCAGCAGGTAAGGATAAGGTTACAGCACCTGCAACAGTACTAGCTGTAATTTGATTTGCTGTTCCTGTAACTGATGATATAGTTCCGCCAATTGCTGTTGTTAAAGTTTGCAGATTAACAGCATCTAATGGATTAATAGGATTAGCTAGATTAATAATTTTATGATTATTAGCATCAATACTACCTGTACCGTTAGGATTTAAAATGATATTACCGTTGGTATTGTTACTTTGTATTGTATTTCCTATTAACTCTAAATTCCCTGCAGTTAGAGATGTGGAAATTATAACATTTGAAGGTAATGATAATGTAACAGCACCTGCAACAGTATTAGCAGTAATTTGGTTTACTGTGCCTGTAACTGAAGATATTAATCCTCCTGTAGCTCCAGAAATAGCTGCTTGCATTGTTTGTAAATTAACAGCATCTAATGGATTAATAGGATCCGCAAGATTGATAATTTTAAAATTATATAAAGAAACATCAGCATCGGCTGAAATCTTATTTAACCTTAAAGCTGATATTTGATTATCGGTATAAGATTTAGCTGCTGCCGCAGCTATTGGTAATATAAATGTGGCCGCTGCCGTTACTGAAGAAGCTACTATAGTAGGTGTTGCAGCTGCAATCGCTGCCGCAATATCAGCTAAAACAACCAAATGAAAAGCAGCGATTGCAGCATTTATTGCTAATGGAGCTGTAATAGTTTTATAAATATTAAAACCAAGTTCTAATTTACCCAAATCATCAGATACTACTGCTTGACCACTAGCAGTTCCTCTCCAAATTTGACCACCATAAGGCGGAAAAAAAGTATAACCAAGACGCGGTAAATTAGTTATATCTATATATGGGTAAGGTTGAGGCCTATTATTATTACCTATCCAAATATTACCTGTTGGTAAGTCTGGTAAAACCGTATTAGGTAATTTATTACTTGTTATTATTTGACCTGTATTATTTGGATCACCAATAAATATTTCACCAGCATTAAGTCCTATCTCGGTTGGCACTGCATCGCCATCACCTGGTGGAATACCTGGTGCACTCCAATTTAAACTTCCTACTACTTGTACATATGGAAAAGTTGGAATAGGTGTTATGACAGGAGGAAGATAATTAAGTTTACCTATCCACATTTTACCTTTGCTTAAATGTGGCATATTACTCATGTCAATTCTTTGAGTAGTTGTAGGTTGAGCTATATCTAACGGACTCGTAAGACTTAGAAATTGACCTGTATATAACCCATAAATACCAAAATTATTAAAAGGATTGAGAGTCCTAAAGCTTGGTAAATTATATAATGCTACTCTTTGGTTGGGAACAGGCCTATTAGTATTATCACCTATCCATATGTTTTTATAAGGTAAATCTGGTAAACCCCCAATAGGTATTATAGAGGTAGTACTTACAACACCTTCAGTATTATATAAAAAACCATCTGGCATATTAAATAACACCTGAGCATTCGGTAATTCATTATTAGGATGTCCAATAACGAAATCACCTTTAACTAACGTGTTATATCTTTTTCTAAGTGCTATTAAGTCAAGACGTATATCAATTATAATTGGAGAAGGTATAGCTATTCCATTTTTATTCCCAATTAATACATAATTAGGATCAGATAATATTCTTCCAGTTATTGGTGATATGAAATTATGTAAAACATCATATTGTTCATAAGTAAAACTCATGCTGTCAAATGCCCCAAAAATGTAGATATATTTTCTATATCATCATTATAAGTTTGATTAGCTAAATCTTCATAATATGTTAGTATCTCAGGTGAAGTGTTATCTAAAGCAGGATCTAAAGTAAGATCTAATGGTGGATTAAACCTATAATAATATAATTGATCTAAGGTATAGTTAGATTCTAAGAATAAAGATTGTGCCCCTGACTCTTGTGCACCCGTAGAAGCTATACTAAATAATTCAAATAAAAATTTAATAGTATTAAAATCTATATCTTGTACTTGTAAATCTAACATTTTATTCTGTAATTTATTTAAATTCTTTACAGAATGCCCCATCTTTTGTACTACCATTCGGAGTGTAGTACCAGGCGTATATTTCTTTTTATCTCTCTCTAAAATTAACAAATTAGATGAAATAGGATCATTATCAAAACCATACTCACCTGCCCCTGTACCTACTGATAAAACACAAAACCTATTAGCAATCGGCTTTGTCATTTTTCCGAGAGTATATCCTAATTGAGAAGGATTATTTTGATATATCCCTCCATCAAAAAATAAACCGTTTAATTTAGTATTAATAGGACTTGTAAGTTCTAGAGGAGGTAAATAAACAGGAGCAGCAGATGTCGCTAATGCTACATTACTTAATAATTCATCTTGACCACTAAATGCAGGATTATCTAAATTGGAACATAATACAAAGGTTTTGGTTGTATATTCAAATGTAGGTATTATTACATTTGCTTTTACATCCTGCATGGTTAAATCACCAAACAAGGTCTCAAGTAATGTCTTAAGTAATCCTGATCCATAAGCATTAGCATAAGTACCTGAAGAATTATAAAACGGAATATTTGTAATAATAAGGGCTACTTTTTCAACAGAATTTGGACGTACAGACGGTACAATTGGAGGAAATACTACAGGAGGAAATACATTGCTCCCTAATGTAAAGAGCAAAGGTCCTTGTTCAGTAAAAAATGGTATTAGATCTTGTGGAGTTTTACCTACAGCAAGAGCAAGAGCTATTATTCCCCCAATAGATGTACCACAAATTACATCAAATTGTTGTGATAAAGTAGTAGGATCAGTTCCCCATTGTTGAACAAAACGGTTAAAAAAGGTCATAGACATATAACCCCTTTCCCCTCCTCCATCAAACTCTAATATTCGTGCGGTATTTGAATCACTCATTGAAATGTTACCTTTCTAAGTTCTTCTAATAAAACATTAGGATCTGGCACAGGATTAGGATCTTTCCATCCAGGAGTTGGAGCATTTGAATATTGTAAAACATAATAAGGTGGATCATTCTCACTAAAAAAACTTCCATTTTCCAGACTTTCTACAGTTTGATCATAAGTACCTATTACTGGATACTCAGGATCAGGGTACGGAGTCGGAGGTCTTGCATCATTTATAGGCCTAGGGTCATTTTTAACTAAAGGAGGTCTATTTTGTTCATTAGGAATATCCAAATAAGGTCTTCCTACCATTAATCCTGTCCATACAAGATTGTCACCCCTCCATTCCATTTGACGACATAAATCTTTTGTATTAAAGGTAAAACCTGTACGATCACATACTCCTAAAGAATCTGAATTATCATAATCTATTGTTACAAATTTACTTTTCCACCTACTCACCCATGCCATGATTAACTACCTCTTATAGAAATAGAAATATCTTCAGTATCTTCTTTGGTGGCTTCAGCAAATGATCTTTCATATTTAGCTTCCATCATATCCGTCATTTGTGGATTAAATTTTAAAGCTAAGAAATATGAAAGTCCCCAGATTAAAGCAGGATACATTTTGGCAGGTATTTCAATGGTATCAGTCAATAACGTAACATCCTGCATCATCTTCTTATAAGAATATGCAAGACAATTATATTGAGGTGCAGGGGTAGGCCAAATATATAAAACAGGTTGAAGTTGTCTATCTAAATAATAAACATTTGGTCTACTTTGAATATTCTTATTAGGATAAGTACCATATTCATACCTACTTACATTTGAAATATTAAAATCAAATACATTATTATTAAAATATATTTGCCTTATATTTAATGTTTCTCCGCCAGTTTCTCTTATTCTATATGCTTTAGCATCAACTGGAACTGGCACATCAAACCATGAAGTTATACCTTCTACATAAGTCTGTTTAGGAATAGTAATAAGAGGTATCCAAGATTGAGCGACAGAAATATCAGAGGCTGAAGGACATTGTTCTACTATTATTGTATAATCATTAGTAACATTTGATTGAATACCAACAAAAGTAATAATATTAGTATTAATTAGTTGATTAGGACCAGCTGGGTCAAAAGTACCAAATTCATATGATATATTTCCATTAACTACATTTTGAATACATCCTGTTGTGATACTATCATCAAAAGCATTTGCAGCTACACCTCCTCCTCCGTTATCATAAGTAGCACCAGTATTAGTTTGAGCAATAGCTAATCCATCAGGTGCTAATGTATAGATTTGTCTTGAAGATGTTCTTAAATTTACCTGAACCATATCAAGAACTTCATCAGAAAGAAAATATTGTCCTTGCGCAGGTATTAAAGCTAAGAAATCATTTCTAAGAGTCCAAAGATTGACAGTTTTGCCCATCCATTCAAGAAGTATTAAATTAATACTTCTAATAGCTGATTCTATTTTTAATACGTCTAAAAATTCACCTGTAATACCAATACGTTCAAATGCTTCTCTTATTAGCAGCTCTACTTGAACTGATTGAAAATTGTAAGTTCCAGAAGTTGGAAGCATTTATTGTACTCATTTATTTTTTTTATTTTTAAAACTTCTTAAAGTTTCAGCCAATTTTGCTCTTTTTTTCAATAATGGATTTTTAGAACGAGCAGCTTTATCTAATTTTTTCTTAGGTATTTTTTTACCTTCTGGGAATCCTAATTCTTTATGTAAAGAACCTTTATTTTTAATTGCACCAGCAATCCAATTACCACTTTTACCGTAGGTATCATGATGAACTTTGTGCAAATGTTCTTTACTATTCCTATTTAGTCCCATCTATTCCTCTTAGAATTGTAAAAACTGCATAAATAAAGTTGCAGCACCTACAGACGGCGTAACTTTTATTAAAATATTGCTACATACATCATTTTTTTGCAGTATCTGAGTTAAATTAACATAAGGTCCCCCTACAGATATAAAAGAAAAATCAGTGACTAATGCTGAATAAGTTTCACCATTACCAGATACATCAGTTAGAGATTCAAATACTTCATAAGTACATCCATTTGAACTTTCAGTAACAAAACCTAAAGCATAAGTTGTAGTAGGTGCTGATATTGAAAAAGTATTAGGTGTTATACGGTTAATAAGAGGAAAAAATCCTGTTAATCCAGTTCCAGCGCTAACACCATTTACTGCCATATTTACAGTAATGGATGAGATGATATCAAATACATCAGGTGTATAAACCGTGTTATTATGTGGTCCTGCAATAGTATTTGTAACAACAGTATTATTTTGAACCCCAGATATAGTAAAAGATGCAGCGCTTAAATCATTAACAGATGTTAGACTGACATTTCTTGCAAAACCTTGCGCATTAAAACTAATAGTATTACTTGCCGCATTGTAATAAGTACCATTTAATAGTAACGCTCCTGGTGAAGCTAAATTCTGTAATGCTGAAACAGCTGCTAAATCCTGAGCTCCCCAATATTTCTCTATGTATGTTGCCATTTATATAAGCTGTAAAAAAGTTAAGGTCATACTATTACCAATAGTGCTTGTAGAACCAGTTAATTTAATTAATATGGAAGTAACTAAAGTGCTATTATCTGGATACATATAAAAAGTTTCATTTCCTGAAGCTTTAATCGTATACAAAGTTCCAACGTTATTAGTTATAATGTCACTAAAAGTATGACCAGTATTAACAATATTACCTAATGTTCCATATACTGTAGTTCCTATAACATTGGTCCCAAATGTACTGCCTAATGTAAAATTGTAATTTAAATTACTTATCCCACTAATCGTTGGCATAAGTAATTGGAAAAAGCCGCTATGACCTGTTCCAATACTTATGCCTGTAACGGCAATGCTAGATGTTATATTGGTAACTACATCATATATATTTACCGAATAAACAGTATTAGCATTAGGACCATTTATAGTTTCGATAATGGCTACACCATTTTGGATACCGTATATAGTAAAGACAGCAGATGATAAATTACCTGCAGCAGAGAATGATAGTTGTCTGCTATATCCATTTTCAATAAATGAAACGTGCCCACCTGATGCCAAATTACCGTTGAGAACCAAATTAACATTTCCTGTTGTATCCTGTATTAAACATACATCCTGAGTATTAGCATCAGGAAAAATGTATTGTGCCATTATCTACCTCTTTTTATAAGTTAAGCTGCAGCACCTTCAGTACCAACTACCGCACGCTTATTACTTATACCCATAGAATATCTTTCAGATAGACTACACATGACGTTTTTAGTCATAAAATCTACATAAGTATCCCCTTCTACAGCTGTTCTTTGGAAATGTTTAAATCCATCAGGAGCATCTGTAAGAATGAAGAAAGCATTAGGGCTTGTCAGGAAGTGATTGATTTTATAGCCTTCTGGTAGATAATCTCCATGGTAAATGGCGTTGATATCATTTGTTGCTACACCTGTTCTAAATACAGAATTTGTAAGAATAGATGATTTGAACTGTAAATTAGCAGGTACAATCATTTTCCTTGCCATTGTTTGAGATAACAAACCACTTTGTAGAGGCATTTTTTGGCATAGAAGTAATAGTTGCTCAACTGAAGCTTCGCCAAAAGCAGCAGGTACTGCCAATTTATTAGCATATGTTCCACCGTCTATTGGGTTATTCAATGAACAAACAGGTTGACCATCTCCCGTTGGATAATTTGCATTAAATGCATTATTAAGCAGATTAGCACCTAGAATATTTCGAGTACTTCTTAGAGAATCAGCTAATGCATTTGAATTTGCAGTAAATTGACCTTTATATAGGTTATCTTCTACAGCTTCTTTAGTAATTGCAAACTGTAGACTAACAACTTTATGTAGGTAACTTGTCACAATCCTTTGACCAGCAGTATCTGTAGAACCAGGTTGACCTTCAGGTTTAATAACACCATTTCCGAAAAGTTTCATCTCAACGTCAATTTCCTGATTCTTAAAAGATGGATGAGTTTTGTAGATTTCAGTCCATTCTTCAGGATATATCTTCATTTTAGCTATCACGGCATCTAAGCCAGGACGTAGTAATTGTGCAATTGCACCGGTATTTATCATATAATTATTCCTCTAAATATTTTATTTATCCTTGTAAATCCAACATCTGAATGTCAAATTTACAAGGTTGTTAATTAAGCTACATAAACTGGTGGAGTTGATCCTTTTCCATATACGTGATTGTTTATAACCACAGTTACGTTTATAAACGGAGTAGTGGCAATATTTGCATTAGCAACAGGAGGTGCTACATTTTCAGGTTTAAGCGTATAAGCAATTGCTTTAAGAGGCAGAGTTGTTACATTCTTTGCATAATCATGATTGTTATAAGCAGCTGCAGTTGATGTATCTACATCAAGATAAAATGCAGATTGACCAGTTAATGTACTTCCAGTTGCTGGATTATTTGTATAATTAACAGTAGGATCAGCTAATGTAGGAACAGTATCAAAATTAGCACCTCCTCCTACATTCAAAGCAAAATTTCTTCCGAAAGTTCCAGCATATTGGAAAGGCGAAGCTGCTCCAGTTACGTTAGTGTTAGGGAAAATTGGATTTCCAACAAAAACATTTGCTGCAGCAGCAATATGGGTTGAAACTTGAATATCAAAAATAACATTCGGATCATCAAGTACGTAAGCTATGATAGCAGTCCCAGGTTTAACCTGAGCAGAAGCTGGCCAATAAGGTGAAGCAATATAAGGAGTAGAAGAAACACTATTAGCTGCTTGATATCTACATCCCATAAAAATACCTAGAATAGGAACAGTAGAAAAAGTAGAAGGAGTTGCATCCGCAAAAGTAGGAGCATATAGTGCAATAGTTCCTACTAATCCTGTTGTTGTTGGTGTATTAACAACAGAAGTACCCCATTGAACAGGATCACCTGTAAAAAGTGATACCGCATATGTAGATGTACCATCTGCACTAGCATAAATTTTGTATTCGTTAACCTTTTCAGTCCAGCTACCACCCGCAAGTGAATTCATAGGACGTAGACCAAAAGGCGCATTTGTGCCGTAAGCCATAAAAACCTCTTAATAATAAAATTTGAATTAATTTATTTTTAGATCTTTTATGGATAAGACTTCAGAAACCGCAGAACTTTTTAATGTCTTGTTATGACTGGCAGGCCTACAAGGGAGAAGGCTTATAGGCCTATTAGATTGAATAGTTTTGATCTTTTATGGATAAGAATTCAGAAACCGCAAAACTTTTTAACGTCTTGTTATGACAATAATAAATATATTGTATTCCTATTGGTTAACAAAGTCAAACATTTAAATATGTTATTAACGAATTATACAGATGTAATTAAAACTGTTACTCCATTAGGGGCAGAAAGTACTAATTCACCGCTTGCATCTGTAACAATGATAGTTACAGATGTGAGTTCTTTAACGATATAGTATCCATTAGATATAAATGGTAAACTTCCACCAGTACTCCCAAGAGTTATAGTTACTCCGTAATTGAGATTAGGCATAGGTGTAACAAAGTTTCCTACGTACGTACCTTTTGAGCCTGTTACTGAAGATATATTAGATTGTTGTTGTACTACTATCTGATTACTCATTCCTACTAAAGTATCAGTAAAAGTAAATGCAGCTGCTATTCCTAGAAAATTAGTAAGGCCTGAAATTGCACCTGAACTATTAATAGTAACGCCGTTAATTTGTACTGATCCAGTACCATTAGTAGATATTTGTATATTACCATTATCAGTATTATTTGTTATAACTCCTCCAGATAGAGTCATATCACCTACTGTTATTGAATTAAGACCTGTCACAGTAGTATTTAAATCTATAACAGGATCATTACCTAAGCCATTTCCACCTGTAATGGTTATGTTTTCACCACCTAATAATTCGACTGTTTTAAAGTCAAGTGATGGTGTTGTTTGAGTTACAACCAAGAAATCAGTAGAATTTACAGCATTTAATTTAGATAAAGATGTGGGTAATTTAAAAGTAAGTGAGGCAATAGGAGGGCTTGCAGGGCTGCCTGTTATGATAACAGAATTATCAGGACTCAAAGCAGTTATTCCTACAATACCATTAAATCCCCCTAAAGGTTGTACAACTCTCCATTTGCCATTTACTGTAGAATTATCATATAAATATAATTCATAACATTGTCCTTCTGGAACTTCAATTATACCAGTGATACCGTCATTACACATTAATGTAAAAGATTCACCAATATTGGTAAGATTATTAAATCTAATTGTTTGCCCTGGTGATACTAATGTTGCATTAGGTAAACTAATTGTTAAATTAGCTGCTTCTACTTGAACATCATTAATATCATTTACAACAGGACCTCCATTAAATCCAGAAGGCCATGTTAATGTTAAATTTTCTACTAAAACTAATTCTTGAACAGTAAATTGTGCCATAATTAAAAACTATGTATTCCTCTCATTACACCACCATAAAAAGTACTGTCATTAGATACATGCCCTTGTATTTTAGCCATTGCATTATCTGCTAATGATTGATTATAAGCTCTTATTCTATTACCTAATATTTCCGGTATTTCCATCAAAATAGCATCCATGTACCAAATATAAGAATTCATATTCTCATACTTCTTAAATGGATCAATAGAGAAAGCAGGAGATCTATCAGATGGTACTATTTCCCAGCCTTGTCTCATTAAACCCTCTACTTGATGAGGAAAATCCTTATTAGCCCAACAATACATATAACCATCCCTCGCTACACCGTGTGGTAAAGCTAAAGGACTTACATATTCCATATTATATTGTTTTAACATTTCATTAGCTCTGCATTCTGCAGTTCTTGACATTCTTCTATTTTCCATATTTGTTATACCCATTATAAATATTGTCTGGATTTTGCATGCGATAGATCTTAAATTTCAAATATTCTTGATTACTATAACCCAATCTTTCTGCTAATTCTTTTTCATCAGTATTTAATGTAACCTGATTATCTGGCAATGAAGATTTATTATTTCCTGAAGTTGATACCTTTCTAACACCACTAGCATTAGCTAAATATTCTCTATTTCTTGCACTATCACGTTTAGGAGCTTTTATAGATTTAATATAATCATCAATAGTATCAAAATACTCTTCAGAACCTATTACATCCGTAGCATCATTCTTTTGTAAATTATTTTCTAATCTACTAATAAAAGAAGTTACATTCCCATACATAGTAGGATCAAAATTTTTAGAATTAATTTTCAAATAAGGATGAGTATCAAGCCAATCATTAACTATGTCTTGTTGAATAGCTTGATTATCATATTCTTGATTCGAATAATTAGATCTTTGATTAGAAAATGAATTCCTTTTAGCTTCACTTTCATTAGCCCATCTTTCTAAATCATGTACAGCATTAGTAGCTTTTGTCAGAGCTATCTGAGCCTCTAAATATGCGTCTATATTCCCTTCATCAAACGCCTTTTTAGCATCCTGTTTAGCTCTATCTTGTTCAGCATATACACTTTTACCATAATGGTATGTACCAGTACTTAAAGATTCTTCAAGCATTGCTTCAAGTTCAGCTACCCTCTTAAGCGCTTCTTCTTTTTCAATTCTAGCTCTATATCTGTCATTATATAGTTTTCTAAATTTACTAGATCTTTTACCTGGTAGTGGTTTAACTTCTTCCTCATCTACATCGTCATGATCAAATTCTTGTTCATGTTCAGGATATTGATTCTCATCTTCTGTTTCAGAATTCTCAGGAATTTGAGACTCTTCTACTTTAATTTCTTCTTGCTCTGGTTCTTCCCTTCTTTCAGGGATTCTACCTTGCAACTTATCAATTTCATCAAACATATTTTGTACTTCAGGAAGATTTTCTATCTCCTTTATACGATCTGCTTGATCCATTCTTTCGTCATTATTATATTGATCCATATATTACTATATTTACCTCTCTATGCTTCTTGGGTCTTTTACTATCAATTCTATACCATCTTCTTTAGTACAAAATATCGGTAGCCCGTTATATTTCATTCTCAACCCTGAATGCCTTGCTATTACTACCCAATCACCTACTTTACACGCAGGACCAGTGTCTTTATATCTACTATCTTTATATGAACCTGGTGAGATTTTAACTACTAAACCTACAATAGTTTTATATTGTTCATCTTCTCTAGTTTTAGCTGTAATATATAAACCTCCTTTAGTTTTCTCAGGAGAGGTGTATAAACGTACAACTATTTGCCATAAAGGAGCTTCACAATCTTCAAATTTTGCTATTTCAGCTTCTTTATCAAAGGTATTGATATCAATACCTTCATCAACATATTCAATTATCTTATCACTAACTTTTTTTGCTTGTCTTTCAAAAGCTTCTTTCTTTTGATCTGAGGTTAAAACATTCCCAACATCATTAAATTTTTCTATAAATGTTCTATTATCCATTTTTTACCTCTCCTTTTTGTTTAATTTCATCAATTAACATTTCCCTTGATAAAGACCTTAAAATTTCTTTGATTTCACAAGGTATACATATATTAATATTTTTTAATTTATCTACTAATTCATCAATTATTGGAAAATGTGGCATATAAAGAATATTATAATCACCATTAGCTATTTTAAAGTTATAATTCGTTAAAAAATTAATATGATCTTTTATGTCTTCTGTACTTATTTTCCTTAATTCATCTCTTTTTTCTTCTGAATATTCATTTAAAAGTTTATTTTTAAATGATTTAAATTCTTCATCCGTCAATTTCATCTATTCCCCTAAAAACACCTTTAATAATTTCTATGGAATCATCAATCCCTTTAATTTTACCGGTATAAAATCGGTAATTATCAAAATTTGTATTTTCTGATAATAAGAGGTTTATTAATTCTTCTCTTCTTTGCCGAAGATTTCTTAATAATCTTTCATGTAAAATCATTGTTTAAAAATTATTTGTATATGATTTCTTTTTCTTTAGTATTTGTTTACCGTCTGCTGTAGCTTCACCAAGTCTTACCATGGCTATAACACCTCCTCCTGCTGCAAATTTTTGCTTTTTGTCACAATTACCTATATGACCACCTTTTTTATAACCTTCATCAAGTCTTTCTTTAGCTATCCCACCCATTGCATATTTTGAATTCTTATCACAATGTTTTACATGACCACCTTTTCTATATTCTTCATCAGCTTTAAATGTTTCTTTTTTCTTCTCTTCTCTTTTTTCACGTTCTGCTTTTCTTTCTTTTTCCTCTTCTTTGGAAATATCCTTTTTCATCTTTTCTATATGATAATTACTACTCATACGTATTTTCTTGTCAGCATCATCTTTACAAACCATTCCACCTGTTTTATAAGGTCTCATTCTTTCCCTATCAGCTGCAGATTTAGAGAATGTAAATTCAGCTTCATGACCTCTTCTTGGATCTGTTAATTTTTCAGCTAATTCTCTCATTTGATCAGGTTTCCCTTGATAACCTGATTTTAAATATTTGAAATCCATTTAGTTTTCCTCTTGTTGTTTAGTATTAAATGTTTCTTTACTCATTTTCCTTCTCCCATTTTTGTTGTCTTTTCCATTTATCTCGTGCTTTCTTTTCTTCGTCATACAAAGGATCAAATAGATCTTCTATTTTCAATTCTTTAATACGTTTTCTATCCATTTTGCATCTCTTGTCTTGTTAATTCTGTTTCAGCTTTTAATACTGCTATATCTTCTTCAGATTCTATTTTGGCTTTATGTTTTTCAAAATCCATTTGAGTTTTGAATACATCAGTTTCAGCTTTCATGTTAGCTATCCGTTCCTGTGTTTCAGCTTGTTTCTCTTTTTGTTGAATATCAGCTAATATTAATTGGTTAGGGTCAATAGGTGCAGGAGGAGCATTTTCATCCATAGTCTGATTGATATTCTGAGCAATAGTAAAAGCTATATGATTTTGAACTTCTGGATTCATTAATTCTTGAAGAGGTGGTAACTCATAACCTAATATTTGTTCCATTTGAACTAAATATTCCATAGCATCATGTTCTTTGTTATGCGCTACTATGGCTGCTTGTACTTCAGGTTTATCTGCATTCTGCTCAGCCCATAAACCATGTATTAATTTATGTGAAGCATGATCTTGCCATTTAGCAGCTTGAACAGGTTTACCAGCTAGTATGTTTAAATTCTCCGTTAAAGGATCCATGGCTAAAACTTCCTCAGTTTCACCGTTAGTTGGATCAGGTAATATTCTATCTATTTCAGTTTCAGGTATCCCTTGTGCTTTATAATTGTATTTAAATACTTCATACATATTATGCTGATCAGGTGCCATCATTGCTGTTTCAAGCATAGATTGAGCTCTTACAAGCTTATGAATAGTAGAGTTAGAAGAAGGATTTGAAACTGGTATGATTTCTATTTCATCTACAAAATCATTAAGTGTTATTTCTTTACCGTTGATATACTCAGAAAAATCATCATCTAATGTATTTTTAAATATATCATATATAAGTTGTAATTCCTGATTGAATGAACAATGGATAGATTCAGATATAACACTTTGGATTTTATTATTATTCTCAAGTGCCATTATTAAAGTAGAAGGTGCAATAGCTTCCCTTGAATCTAACATTCCAAGTTCGCCTGTTGCACCTAGTTCTTTGGTCTGTTCTATAACTCTATCAGATAATGCACTTAATGCTTGAGAAGGACCTGAATATGGTAAAGGCATAAATACTTTTTCAAGATCTTCACCAAAAGTATCTACTTGTACAAATTCACCTGGTCCTATAACAATGTTATTTTGTTGCTGTTTAGATGCTCCTTGTTTACGTAACCCACCAGGTAAGTTTTGAAATTTACCTGCATCAATTAATTCTCTAAGGATTGTAGTTAAACTGATAGCATTAGATCCTAGCATATGAGCAAGACCTAATCCTCTTATACCAAAACCTATTAAATAATTGTATAATACAAAATAATTAATCCTACCCTGATTAGGATCTTCTTCTCGCCAATTGCGACAAATAGATAAAATTTCCTTTGAGTTAGGATCTAATATAACTATAAATGGTAAAGGTATGCTTTTCTCATCTATATCTTTTCTATCACTAAAATCATCCAAGTTAAGATAAACATGGCACTCATATATAGGAAATAACGAACGTTTTTCATAAACACTTAAATCTACATCTTTTTTTTCTAAATTACTTTCATTTTTTAATACCTCATCGGTATTTTCCATTGTTTTTAAGTAAGGTAAATCAACATTTCTATATGTACCATTTTGCTGATTTAGTAATATATCTCTTTTAGATAAATGTAAAATATGAGTAATACGTTGTGAATCACTTATCGAATTACAATCAGCATCAATAATAAAATCTTCAGCAGGAATAAACCTACTAATAGGACGATTTAAAGCTTTATCTAAATAAATTTTTCTACATGAACTACCATCAAATCCCAAATGCATTAGAAAGCGCTCATAATTAGGATAAAAATCCTTATCAACACGCAATAAATGATTATTAAGAAAATCCCTAGTTTTTTCCCCTTTCTCTTCTAATTCTTCAGTTGGGTAACCTTTAAGTTTATAACCTACAGGACCTGCATTTGGTAACAATTCGCTTCTAATATTAGCGTAATATCTTATTAATGCATTTGATAAGGTAGTATCAAATGTACGGGTAGCCTCTTTGAATGGACTACTTTTTAGATCCTCAACATCAAAACCTAGATATTCTTTCACCTTTTTAAGGGTTTTCATCCATTTTTCGCTAGCTTCCCTATCTTTATCAATAGCTTCTAATAGAA